CCCGTAGATGCGCACCGACCCCTGAAACGACTTAATGTCGTTAAGGGTGAGTGATGTGTTGAGCGATTTCTGAATCCCTAGGAAAACGACGGTCAAGAAGACCATCGCCTCCATCGGGAAACAGAGTGCTGAACCCATAGACGCGAACTTGGCCAAACGGATAATTCCGTGGCCAGGCACGTCAGCCTTCCGACTACGACACGCGTCCACTGCATCAAAAAGATGCTCGTGGCCGTGTAAAAGTAGTCGTACATGCTGATTCGAGACGCGATCGGAAGCCTCACTCAAATCGAGTGTGGCTAGTTCACCAGTTAGTGAACCTTCGAGAGCCATGTCCTGATTAGGGACTTGATCATCGAAACCGAGCATGCTGTTGAGGTAGTCAACCCTCTTCAAACATGCAAGGATCTCAGGAAGAAGGGCCTGCTGCATATATTACATTGCAGTCGGCTCTATTCCTATGATCCTGGGCGTCTTGAGCGTTTTAGGTACTGAGATAACCCTCACGGGAATCTCAGCGCCGGGTTCGAGGATGTCAACGTCTTCGAGCTCCTCCACAAAGGAGTAGTTCGGGATCAGGTATTCCGCAAGCGGAAAAACCTCATCCAGACGTTTGGGCCAGGTACGCTGCCGAAACTTCGCATTACTGCGAAGCCTATCGGCAGTAGCACCGGGACCATGTTTTGGGACTAGATCATGCTCATAGACCTTGCGGTCTACGTGCTTGAACACATCCCAAAACAACATAGACGCGATACGCCCGAACTCCGCTGTTTGCGCGAGTTCGTGGTTAGCATCGTGCCTACGGACATCCTGCTCACACTCGATATATCCAGCGAATGCCTTGGCCACCCTTTCGGGGGAACAAGGCAGATGCATCTTACCGAACATCAGTGTTAACTGACGGACGGACCGGATAGCATCTATCGATGGATTATCGAGCAACACACCACTAGTCCGATCGAACACAAGACCGAGGAAACCCGAAAGACATTTCGGGAGACCACCCTTCCAGGCAAAGCCTTGGAAGAGGTTGCGGTCCACCATCCCAAGGTCAAGACTTTTTTCGAAGTCTTTTCCAAAGGATGGTAGGGTTATCGTCAGAAACGATAACCCCTCGTGATTCGATCGCCCACGGACTGTTTTACAGTCCATGGTGATGCTAGTGTTATTACACCAACCGGCACATTCGTGTGCCAGTTTTGTCCAGAGCAACATCAGGCTTTTCAAAGCCCCTCCT